AGGGGTCGCAAGACCCTTTTTTTATAGGAGAAATTAATGGTAGCATCTACCTTACAAGCACCCACAAGGGGTTGGTTCGATGTTCTTGATGACTGGTTAAAGAGAGATCGTTTCGTATTCATCGGATGGTCTGGTCTTTTACTTTTACCTTGTGCTTATCTTTCTATCGGAGGTTGGTTCGTTGGAACTACTTTCGTTACAAGTTGGTATACACACGGTATCGCATCCTCATATCTTGAGGGAGCAAACTTCTTAACAGCAGCAGTGTCAACACCTGGTGATGCAATGGGTCATAGTCTCATGTTCCTTTGGGGGCCTGAAGCACAAGGTTCATTCGTTCGTTGGTTACAACTCGGTGGACTCTGGAACTTCGTAGCACTTCACGGTGTGTTCGGACTCATAGGGTTTATGTTAAGACAGTTTGAAATTGCAGGTCTTGTTGGGATTCGTCCTTACAACGCACTCGCATTCTCAGCAGTTATCGCAGTCTTCACTAGCATCTTTTTAATCTACCCACTAGGGCAGCACAGTTGGTTCTTCGCACCTTCATTCGGTGTCGCAGCCATATTTCGTTATATCTTATTCATTCAAGGTTTCCACAATATAACTCTTAATCCATTTCACATGATGGGTGTAGCAGGTATATTAGGTGGAGCATTACTATGTGCCATTCACGGTGCAACAGTACAGAACACTTTGTATGAAGACACTTCAGTCTATACTGATGGTAAGGTTCAGAGTTCTACATTCAGAGCATTTGATCCTACACAGGAAGAAGAAACTTACAGTATGATTACAGCAAACAGATTCTGGTCACAGATATTTGGTATCGCATTTTCAAACAAAAGATTCTTACACTTCCTTATGCTCTTCGTACCTGTGATGGGTATGTGGACATCATCTATAGGTATCGTAGGTTTAGCACTTAACTTAAGAGCATACGACTTTGTATCTCAAGAGATAAGAGCAGCAGAAGACCCAGAGTTCGAGACTTTCTATACAAAGAACATTCTTTTAAATGAAGGTATGAGAGCTTGGATGTCATCTGTTGACCAACCACACGAGAACTTCGTGTTCCCAGAGGAAGTGTTGCCAAGAGGTAACGCACTCTAATTATTATTGACAGAAACTTAAATGTTTGTTATAATGAGGGTCATAACGATCCTCATTTTTTTTATGAAAATATTTTTAGATACTGCTGAAACGGAACTGATTAGCAAGTATTTTAAAACTGGATTAATCGATGGTATTACAACCAATCCTACTTTAATTATGAAAAGTGGCAGATACCCAACTGACGTATATCAAGAACTAAAAGATATAGGTCTTACCGAAATTAGTATGGAGGTAGTTGGTAATGCAGATGAAATGATTAAAGAGGGAAAGGAACTGTATGATACCTTTGGTGATTGCTGCACAGTTAAAGTTCCATGTACACCAGACGGATTATTGGCATGTAAGGAATTATATGAAAATAATATAAGAGTCAATGTTACATTGATATTCAGTGTTTCTCAGGCAATATTGGCAGTAAAGGCTGGTGCAAGATACTTATCGCCCTTTGTTGGTCGTGTAGATGATCAAAGATTTGGTGGATGTAATCTTATAAAACGTATAAGGGAAGTTCTTCCAGTTCACGTTACCGCACAGTATAATTTGCCTGAGATTCTATCTGCATCTATCAGATCTGTTGCTGATGTTGAGCATTCATTTGCTCAAGGTGCAGACATTGTAACAATGCCTCCAACTATCTTTGGGAAGATGTATAATCATGTCCTAACAGATGTCGGTATTGACATCTTTGATAAGGACTATGCTGCGGCTATTCAAAAATAAATAATTTTTTTGCTTAGTCAAATCAAACTTATGAGTAACTTAAGAAACTTTACAGTTTATTCAAAATCAGGATGCCCATACTGTGGTAAAATCATTCAAGTATTAGATCACATCAAAGCATCATACATAGTGTATTCACTTAACGAACATTTCGATAAGGAATCATTTTACGGAGAATTTGGAAATGATACTTCTTTTCCACAAATTCTATTAAACGGAAAAAAATTAGGAGGATGTATTGACACAATCAAATATCTCCAAGAAGAACAAATCGTCTGATTTGGAGATAAATAGAGGAGTAGAATTAATACTTGGAGGGACAAAATCAAAGTCTCAAAATAATAAACCTTTTGGTATCAGGTTTAGACGAATGTTTTCTCTCTTGAAGAAAGATATTCATTTTAATTTTGAGTTTTCTTTTACCATCAAAAACAAAAAAATTTAAAAGTGGAGAAGTCTCATGGAAACTTTAGCAGTAACGCTCACTCTTTCGACAGTAATGTCATTACTTGCATTAATGGTCGGAGGTGTGATAGGATGGGTCGCAAGACAACATTCTTATGATACAACACCACAAAACATCTATGGTCATCCAGAAATGTATGACGCACATGGAAACATTATCCCAGACGAAATAGTCGCATTGAGATTTGAAAATGACAACAACGAAGAAAATGAGGAAGACAACTAAAACAGTATCTTCTCAACCAATTATAGAACTTCCAGCAAATCCTTTTGCTTTTGAAGTTATTGGTCTTGCATCGGCACAAAAAACAAGTGCCAAAAAGATCGAAGTTCTCAAAAAATATGAACATGATTCTATCAAAGCATTATTCATATGGAATTATGATGAGAGTGTAATTTCATTGCTTCCAGAAGGAGAGGTTCCTTATTCCAGTATGAAAGAGGAACAATCCACAACTGGAACTATGAGCACTAAAATAAATCAAACAGTTGGAACTATGGAATACAATAACACTGTATCTTTAGGTAATGCTGATGATTTAAAAAGAGGTCGAACCACCCTTCGTAAAGAGTGGACGAAATTATATAATTTTGTTAAAGGTGGTAATGATGCATTAAATGGTCTTCGTAGAGAGACAATGTTCATTCAAATCCTTGAAGGACTTCATCCACTTGATGCTGAGATTCTTTGTCTTATAAAAGATAAAAAATTATACGACAAGTATAAGGTTACTAAAGATAATGTTATTAAAGCATATCCTGATATTGTTTGGGGGGATAGAAGTTAATGTCTGATGATAAAATCAAATTGATATTTGAAAAATGTACACTTGATAAAGCAAATGATAAAAAATTACCCTCTGATTCTTTTGTCGTTAGTTACGAAGAAGATAAAGAGATAAAGTATGATATTATACGGGCAGCTGCACAGGTGGATGTGTTTGATGCCTATTATGATAAGTATAAAAATGTAAAAGAAATCAAATGGACAAAAGGCATTATCAGTCCAAGAACATATGATGGATCAGTTCAATCACCTGCACCTAAAAAGAAGGCAAAAAGAAAATGAACTCAGATGATATATTGAGGAATCAGATTAATCAAGTCATTCGGAATGAAATTCAGAGTGGAATAAATGATTATGTTGATGCACAAGAAGAAACTGAAAAGGATAGTCTAGGGTTTGTTGGAAAGGAAGATGAGAAAGAATTGAAGGTTAAAGTTCCTATTTCAGAAGTAAATAAGATTATGAAAGAGTATAAAAAAATTAAGAAAAAAGAAAAATCTAATTTTTCACGTATAAAAAAACTTGGTTTAGTTGACAAGCACGGTAGACCATTAAAATAATATAAAATTGTATCATAAATTACAGAACTGCTTGACTATATAATGTGGGTATGCTAACATACCTTTACGTTCATCCTCCAAAGGAGGACGCAAGTAAGCCGACACGGAACGGGTTCGTTCATCCTCATGTATAACATTCTAATGAAATTAGTATTACTCGGTGCTCCACTTAATTGTGTAGATGCCAATGAGTTGCTATCTTTAGTTAAAACCTATGACCCTAACAGGTTAGAGATGACTAGAGTAATTATTGCACATACTGATCCAGTATGTTTTGAGGACGCAAATGCCGACTGAAGGAACGGGAGTAAAAACCCCTACTACTATCAGGAGAAAACCGATGGCAAAAGTCACATACAGAGGTGTTGTATACGACACCAACAGGAATAAAGCACAGCAGACAAACAAGGTCGATCTAACTTACCGTGGTGTAAGTCAAAAGAAAGAACTTACAAGTGTTAAATGATTGAAACTATTGAGATTTTGGTAGCATCTGCTATCTTTCTCACAATCATAAATGCTGAAATTCAGTTCCTGTATGGAAAATAAAACGAAGGGGTTGATCCCCTTCTTTTTTATGCTATAATATATAAAACTAAACTCTATTATGGAGAAGACTAAACTAAAAGCAATCATTCACGATTTAGAAAATGTTCTTGAGTCTCTTAAATCAGAAGTCTATGCTGATCCAAAGAGTTACTTGGATGCTTCTAAATATGAAGAAATCAAAAGAGGTATACAGGACTATGACGAAGTATTCGAAGATGACGACGGCTAAACTATGACTATTAATTTAGTAAGTGTCACACCAGATGCAGAGAAAACGATGGCACATATTGCCAGAGTCTCGAATCCAGACAATCAAGATAATCCAAATTATTCTGGATTATTAAAGTATTGTATCAAGCACAACCATTGGTCTGTGTTCGAACAGTCTACTATGACACTTGAGATTGAAACAACTCGTGCAATCGCAGCACAAATTCTAAGGCATCGTAGTTTTACGTTCCAAGAATTTTCCCAACGATATGCAAAGAGCAATCAACTGGGTGAGATTGAATTACCAGAACTGCGTAGACAGGACACAAAGAATCGTCAGAATAGTATAGATGATCTCGATGAGAAGGTTGTTGATAAACTGAATCGTCAGATGATTACTCTGTTTAGTTCTGCTCAGAGTCTTTATAATCAAATGATTGAAGAAGGTGTTGCGAAAGAATGTGCTAGAATGGTATTGCCACTATGCACACCGACTAAGATCTATATGACTGGTTCATGTCGTTCATGGATTCATTATATTAATCTAAGATCTGCACACGGAACACAGAAGGAACATATGGTTATTGCGGAAGGATGCCGAAAGGTGTTTACCGAACAATTTCCTGCAGTATCCGAAGCCCTTGAATGGGTCTAAATAATCCTACACAAGTAAAAATACTTATGCCTACATATCCAGTAATACATAAAGAGACGAAGGAGAAGAAAGAACTCTTCATGACTATGAAAGAGTATGATGAGTGGAGAAAAGACAATCCAGAATGGGATAAAGACTGGCAAGCAGGTGTTGCAGCATCACAAGAAATGTTCAGATGGACAGGAGAAGCAGCATCATCTGGTTGGAACGAAGTATTAGACAGAGCATCAAAACAACCAGGTGCAAATGTTCGTAAAAACAGAGATTATTCATTCTAATGCCAGCTAAAAAAAGAAACGGAAACGGAAACTCTTCGGGAATTGGTAGCATGAGTGCTAAACAACTAAAAAGAAAGAAACCAATTAACACTGATAAGATGGTTGACATTCAACC